TAAATACTCGGTGTTATTACTATCTTTTTTAACTATAGCATTCTTTTTGCTGTACCAACAACCAGAAAGTGCTGGAGCTGGTGGTACTGTAGAATATACAGACACAGACCAAGTAAATGTTCTAGGAGTTCCTGTAGCGGTTTCACCAACAGTAACAGTTGATGATGCACTACCACCCAATGTAGCTGGTGTATCTAGATATAACTGGAAGCTCGAATTGGAAGGTGTAAATGTCCTTGGTCCTGCAACTGCGGTATCAAAGTCAATCGAAATCAGAGCACCACCAGTTGCATTAAGAGTAATGTCTTGATTGATAGATCCAGCAGTAATAGTAACGATATTACTTACTTCTGTGCTGCTAGGTGGTCTATTTGTTAGAGAGGGTGGTACAGTAAATTCAGCAACCTTATCTGGACCACTAGCATTAGTAATTTGCCATTCAGAAAGAGCAGAACCAGCAACAGCAATAGTAGTTCCTACTGTATCACTATATTGAGGTCCAGATTGATTGTAAATTACAATCTGATCGCCTTTAGAAACATTTGCGGGGAATGTTCCAATAGAACTTTCTCCACCATTATTAGCATAAATTACTTTGATTCTAGCGTTAGCAGCATCATCACTAGCAACCAAAGTGATAGGAATAGATACACCAGGATCAATACCAGAGATACCTCCAGATGGAGATGGTGCAGAAGCAACCTGAACACTCCTCAATGGACTGGTGACGTTAGCAATCGTAAATGTGTTTGGCGTAGTATCAGGAAAATTGCCAGTAGTGACCACCCAAGTAGAACCAGCTGCTTCATCACCAATACCCAAAGTAATAGTCTTGGAAGCACTAGCAGTTGCAAGACTTCTAGCTTTCAACTGCAAATACTGACCATTATCAATAGTTGGATTAGTTGAAGATGAGACAAAAGTTACACCATCCAACACATCATATCCTTGTGCATTTGTGGTAGTAGTATTGCTATTAGAAATGCCAATTTCCGCCGCCAGACCTGTACCTACAACAGCAGAACCACTTAAACCAGTTATTTGTAAAACTTCACTATAAACATCACTATCTGGTGGAACATTACCTATGTCAGTAAAGTTTGGGAAAGGTGATGGAACATTAGGTGGTGTTAACGCAGTTGTAATAAGCCACCTTTCAGTTCTAGTTCCAATTTGCAGATCAACATGCTTGGTGATCTTTTGTAAATCAGAACTCTTTAATCTAACCTGTAATTTATCAGTGTTGCTTACTCTTTGAGATCCATCAGGAATAATCCAAGGTCCGTAAGTAGTTTCTCCTTGACTGACTCTTTGAATACGTACTGCATACAAGTCAGTAGATACGGCGTTCCAGTTTGAATATACCGCAACAATAGCTTCAGACGAATCAGTAAGACCCGTAACTACTACTGGATCTTCTCCTAATCTGCTACCATCTGCCCACACAAACAGTGTGTCAAGAGCAGCATCAGCAACCTCTACAAATGCAAATGGTTCAGGAGAAAAATCTTCTGGAACAGTAGAGATGTACCAAATTGTCGTTTGGTCACCAATTTGAACCGTTACGCTTTGAGTTGAATCCCACGCATCAGGTGCTTTAAACTTCAGGCGAATAGTTTGCCCTTCGCTTACATATACTGGTGTAGTTCCGAACGAAAAGGTCATTTAACGCAGGCGATGGTCACGATTTCTGTAGTATTTATCAGATCTGTCGAATGTTTTGATATGTTCCATTCTCAATCTGAACTTGGATGGGACTGTTAGATTTAATCTCAACTGGAATGTCAATGTCATTAATTACGACTTGCTCTGAAGTAATTGTTTCGTCAGGAGTGATAACTGGTTGTTCGTCTTTTAGCTTATCCTCTGAAGTAGGAAAGTTAACTACATCAGGTAGTTGATCAATGTTGATATACACAGTTTTGATTTCCTGATCAGTTAACGAACCAGCACCCTGTCCGTGCAAAGTAAATCGTATTGAAGATGGTCCACGGTTTGTATATGCTGGGGAGTAAGTATTGGTTGTTGTCGGCGTCGAAGTAGCTGCTCCTAGATCAGCACTATCTTCTGTAGTTACACCATCTAAATCAGTCATGAGCATTCTCAATTCATATAGAGATGTAGAATTTTCTTGACTATGCTGAATTTCTATCACATCTCCATATGATACAGAATTAGGTACATCAAGAGATACGCTGGGTGGGTCATTCACGACAAGAGTGACTGTTTCAGTATCACTTCCGCCATTGCCAGATGCAGATAAAGTATATGTAGTTGTAACTGTAGGCGATACTGTTAGGTTACCATTCAAGGTCGTAGAACCAGGGAATGGTGAAATGGTCATGCTACTAGCATCTCCTGATGTACTCCATTGTAACGTAGCACTTTGTCCATTATTGATAGTAGTTGGACTAACAGATGCGAAAATTTCTGGTTTTTGATAAACAGTGACTGTTCTAGACGTTGAAGTATTATTATATGAGTAGTAACTCGCATTGATAGTATAAGTGGTCGTACTACCTGGTGTCACAACGAGACTACTGTTTGCAGCAATACTACCAACACCTGACAAATTTCTACTAGTTGAATTACTAATACTCCAAGTCAATGTCGCACTTTGCCCCTCAATAATCGTGGATGGGGAAACAGAAAAACTGATACTTGCTTGTGGATATGAACAAGATCCATCATTAGCATTTGCATTAGGATTATAGTTACTAGCATTGGAATCAGTACAACCATATATGGTGTAATTACATCCAGTGCTTGGTTGATTTGCGTATGGATTGAAGTTGGTAGCAGTAGGATCTTTGCATCCATAGACAGGAATTGGGGAATACCACGCAACACCTTCATAGATATATCCACTAGGTGTACTACTGCTCGTTTTATACTTGTGGTCACCAGTGCTGGGATTATAAAATCTATAAACTGGTTCACGATAAGCTCCGCTCTGTGTATATGCAACTCCAATAATACCTTCTAATACGTAAGCACTACTAGGAACACTAGACCCAAACTTAAATAAGTGATCTACAATCGAGTCGCTATAAAATCTGTAAATGTATCCTACTGATTGACCATTTGGGATACCTGGGACGCTAGCAGACATGAACAGTTTCCATACATTACTAGCAACAAAGTTGTATGCACCCAAGCTCTCTCCACCAGGATTTGAGGTGTAAAACGTATCACCACCCCGCTGATTTGATGGGTTATAGGGATAGAAATACGAATCAAAAGTGTGTAGATTACCTTGAGCGCCCATGATTAAGTTCCTGTTTGCCTAATGTTTTGATATGTTCCATCATCAATTTGAACTTGAATCGGGTAATCCGATGTAATTTCAACTGGAATATCAATATCATCTACCATCAAACCATCAGTTCCAAGGTCATCATCAGGAGAAACAACTGGCGATGCGTTAATGTTTAAATCCCTAGACGCAGGAATATCAATAATATCAGGTGTCACATCAATATCCACATTAATAATTTTTTCTACAACCGCATTTAAATTATTAGCACCAGTTCCCTGAAGTTTATATCTTACCTGATATGGTCCCAAGTCATTATATACAGGTAAATGACTCTCATTACCACTATGAGCATTTGCTCCTGGGAATGTAAATATTTCTTGATATGAACTGTATGCTATATCATCCCGATACTTATATGAAACAAATATCTTTACGTCCGTAGTTGCATTTGCTACCTCATAATTTAATAAAACTGGACTTCCGTAACCAACTGTTGCTGAAACATCTAGACTTGCTGCGGGTGGTTGCAATACAGTAATACTAACATTTTCAGAGTCTGAACCACCTAATCCACTAGCAGTGAGTGTGTATGTTGTATTAATTGTAGGTTGAATTACTAGTGTACCATTCAAGGTCGTAGAACCAGGGAATGGTTGGATATTCATTGTAGAGGCATCACCTTCTGTTGACCATTGCAGTGTTGCTTGCGAACCATAATTAATTGTGGGTGGAGTAATAGATGCAGTAATTACTGGTTTTACGTAAACAGTTACACTGGTAGTATCACTTACAGTTCCTCCAGGTCCCGAAACTGTGAGAGTATACGTGGTTGTTTGTGCTGGAGTTAATGTAATATTATTCGTGGTAAGAGTTGTAGAATATGATCCAAGACCTTGATCAATACTGACAGAATTCATACTTCTGTTAGAATCCAAAGTATATGTCAGTATTACTGATTCCCCCTCAAGGATATTAATATCATCTTGTGTGCCACCGTCTGTATTTTTGAACCCAAAGAATGTAATTTCTGGTGGGGCATCAGTGTATGTCAGTAAAAACCACCCATTACCTTGATTACCATATCCACTGTTAGTAATCCATCCAATATCACCTTGATCATACCAACCAGAGTTACCACCAGTGCCACTATTTCCACCAGAAGTAGATATACCACCATTGCTACCAAATACACCTGATACCGATCCACCCCCACCTCCACCACGGTGTCCAGCAGGAGCACTGCCACCAGTTTTCCAAGATGGCGCACCACGGAGACTAGATCTACCACCACCGATACCAGCACCCGCAGTACCAATACCACTAATACCCGTGGTGGGGTGGAATCTACCAGCGCCACCACCTCCGCCACACCATGCAATGTATTTATTGAGACTACCGTCAAAAGCAGCAGTAGCACCACCACCGCCACCACCAGAACGGTGACCAGATCCACCTGATGCGCCTATTGTAGAACTACCACCAGCACCGCCAGACCCGACTCCACCACCCGAATTGTTCAGTCCGTCTGACCCTCTCCCACCAACATAAAATGTTAGGTTGTATGCATAAGTTCTTTCTGCAATGCTGAAGTTACCAGCTCTACCTTGACCACCTTCACCAACATTCCACTCACCACCAACAGGTTTGGATCCACCTCCTCCACCTCCTGCTATACTAAAAGATACGTTTTTAGCGCCTACTGGAACAGTGTAAGTATAATTTCCTGGATTGTTACTAGAAAATGTTGGCATGTTATGTTCCTATCTGTCTTATGTTATACCAATTATCAGCATCATCAATATCAACTTGAATTGGATAATCAGACTTCACCTCGACTGGAATATCAACATCAGTGATGACAATTTGTTCTGTTGTGACAATAGTGTCAGGAGTGATAACTGGTTGTTCGTCTTTCAGTGAGTCTTGAGTCGCTGGAATATCAATAGCATCAGGAGTTATATCAATATTTATGGGCACTGTGACCGTATCTGTAGCAGATAAATTACCATATCCGTCAACAGTAAACGTAAGTGTAAAGCTTTGTGGTCCCTTATCACCATAAGTGGGCGTATAAATGAATGATGTAACATTTACACTGTTTCCTGTACTATTAGGAATAGAAACGGGAGAAAGATTTGCTATCGTACCTTCTGTATCTGTTGATGTTCCTGTCATTGTAATACCATTACCACCTGGATCAGAATATTCTGCCTGAATTTGAAACTCAATCGTCCCTCCATAATCTACAGAAAGAGGAGAGTTTACAGTAATTGTAGGTATTGACAAAACCTCCAAAACAACAGAGTCACTACCAGTTCCACCTTGTCCTGTAGCAGAAGCAGTATAAACAGTGGTAATTGTTGGACTAACAGTTCTAGAACCATTCAAAGTTGTGCTTCCAATTCCAGGAGAGATTGTCATGCTACTAGCATCTCCTGTTGTACTCCATCTCAAAGTCGTTGATTGACCGTAAACAATTTGATTATTATCAACAGTTAAACTAACATTTGGTTTCTCATATACTAATATAGTAACGTTAGAGGTTCTACTATATGCAGGATTACTTGCAGTAATTGAATATGTTACAGTTGAGTTTGGACTTACAGAAAGAGAACCACTTGTGCCCACATTACCAACATTACTTAATGAGACAGAACTTACATCACCAGAAGATGACCACGAAAGTGTGCTAGTTTGACCCTCAACTATTGTTTGAGGATTAGCAGAAATTGACACACTGGGTTGATCGAAAGTACACATCGTTAGATATGCAGCACCTCGATCACCAAATCTTCTAAATCCATTACCACCCTGTTGACCACCCTGTCCAATATTGACAGACATTGATTGACCAGGTACTGCACCCCAACTGTTTCTACAATATCTACAGCAAGAGGCACCGCCGCCTCCGCCACCACCAGTGTTACTAGGAGATCTCCACTGTCCAGCACCACCAGATCCATATGGTCCATAACCAGAATTGGCACGAGCACCAGAACCACCAGAATAGTTTACATATCCAGATTGTCCATATCTCCAGTTACCATATCCGCCACAACCACCACTGTTCAGGTTACCAGCTCCGCCGCCTCTCGCATATAATCCCGTACCTAAAGTAGTTTGACCACCTGCTGTTGGAGATCTACCAAAACCAGCATTAGGGCGAGCACCACCTCCGCCACCTCCTACAACTGTGTATTGAGCCCATTTAACATCACTACGAATGGAGAAACTTCCATTTGTTGTCCTAGACTGATAGTATGTACCCATTAGAACTTAATGATGTAATGTACTAAAATGAAAGGAGTAACAACCTGATTTAGAACTTGCAAATCTTCCGTATCTACATCAATATAAGATTCAAATCCATCTAAAGCTGCTAAAACTTTAGGTTGTCCATCGGGAGGAAACTGATACTTATAGTTGCTATTATAAGTAATAGGTCTTGTAACACGATGACCGTGTGAAACACTACCACGGAAAACATTCGGTTGTGTCTCCTCAAATTCATTATATGCTTGAGGTTCTGCAGTAAATGCAGTATCAAAGCTTCCAGTTAATCCATCACCATCAATGGCATGTTGCATGGCATGATTCAAAATATACTTGTTTGATGTATTATGAGCATGTGACTGGAAGTTGTCAATCGTTAACAACGTCTGACCAAGATTAGATGGCATATTGTACTTAATACTCCCACGGAAATCAAGTTGTGGAATAGTATTTCCATCATCATCTGTTTGAGTTCCATCTCTACTGACAATTTCCAGTCCAAATTGACCATCTGAAGAAATATAATTTGTAGTAATTCTTCCACCCAAGTTTGAAATAGGTGTTGCCTCTACACCAACTTTCGGTAGTTGATCATCTGCCTCTGTGACAGTATTTCTATATTCTCCTGATCCCCTACTTCCAACTAAAACTTTTGATCCAAGATCTGGCAACTGAAATGTACCTTGATCACCTGTTTCCGCATTTGGATTACGTAAAATAGCACCTTCTTTAGCAAATCTACACTCATCACCAATGCCAAGAATACTTGCAAGAAGTGGATAATCTTTTGCAGATAAAATCTGACCATTACAACGCAAAAATCCACCAGGAATAGCTTCCTTGAATATTGCTGTAGTAGGATCATTAGATGACCCAAGACCTTCTACAGTATGAATTTGAATTGTGCCAGGCATAGAACCCCAATGAGCTTTTGCTCTGGCGTAATTTACAGATCTAGATTTTTTTGACATATTAGTATGCTCTGATAATGTATATACATCCTAAAGTTGGTTGTGCTGTATTCATATCTATCTGTAATGCAGCTTTGTTTGATACATTGTCAAGTCCAACGTTAGACCTGATTTTTGCATCTACAGTAATACTACTACTAGGTCTCAATCCCGCAGTATCAACAGAAACTTCAAATTCTGGGTGATCGTGCGCCTCGATAGCATCATCTGTAGTATCTCCTCCAACAGGAGCGAAATTATATCCTGGATGACTTAAGAACGTCCCTCTTAATGCCGATTCGCCCAATGCTTTATCATAATAGTTTCTGACACCACGAGGCACTCTGAAATCTCTTCCGCCGCCTCCCGCAGGTACAGTATTATCATTGTCAATATAGGGACCATCAGCTCGATTAGGAGTGTTCTTAAACTGCTGCGTTAGTGGAGTACCACCAACAGCTTTTGGTCTCATATTAATTGGTGGAGATTCAGATCTAACGTGAGCAACAACAACATCATTTGGTCCTCTACCAAATCCACTGGGGTGCTCGCTACTAGTAGAATTGTATTGTGGCCATTGCCAAAGACGATCCCATCCATCTAGTCTAGTATTTTCAAGGGATCCACCGCTAGTATTTCCAAAGAATGCATTAGTAGAATAAGCTGGTACGCTTCTAATGTCTCCACCAACAATACCAGGACCTTTGTTAACTCTACCATTTTCGTCGTAACCATCAGTCCAACCAAACCACCATAAATCACCGTTGTGCCCACCACCTTCAGTATCAGTAGATGAGTGCAAAAGAGTATATGTAATGTCATCATATCCAACAACACCATCACCAGGTTTTTGACCACCAGCATCTCCACCAGCAACGCTCTGATACGTACCAGGGTGGTTATGTCTCTTAATGTGTTTTCTACCTAATTTTCTCGGTGCAATATAAACTGGTACGACAGAATCACCATCTTCTTTAGTATTACCAGTAATTTTTCCTTGATATCCATCTCTATCGTCTTCGTTAAACTCCCATACAACATCAACCGTAACGTCGTTAAATGTTGGTTTTAGTTGCGTATTAATTGATTCAACATTACCAATAAAAGGATCAAGTAGAATTTGTGCGTCAGTATCTTTTGCTTCGGGACGAAGGTTTGGATTAGATGCATTAAGAACTGACGAAGCACCAAAATACTGCTTCTCCATATCCATTAAAGCATTATTAGTGGTCAATCTTGGCAAAGAAAAAGAACCACCGTAATTTGGAAAAGAATTAGCACCAGTTGTGACCAAATCACTCGTTCCTGGTGTATATCTATCGCCAATAACTTGTGCTAGCAAAGGAAAATCACTAGCACTTCTCGTTCCACCATCACAAATAAGCCAACCATCTGGGATCTCGGAAAGACCACCCGCCCAAGGTATGATGGTGCCTATAGAGGCACCTTTCATAGTTTGTATTTGACCGTAATATGCCATGTATCAGACCTCTACAAGGAACCAACCTACTTTAGATGTTGGTGCTTGCCCATTTCCGTCATCATCAGCAGCACCAGCGTATACAAGTGCAAATCCAGCGTTAGGTGTCTGAACTACCAGTTCTCCACCTGTATATCCTGTTAGACTTGTACTATTACCAGATAACAATGCATTACCAGTATTAGTGTCAGTATTCTGGACTCTGGTATTGGATGGTGCTCTAACAACCAGAGAAAGGTTATAAGTTAGAAGACCGCCAATATCAATGAACCTGATCATATCACCGATTTTTGGACTTGGTGGTAACTTCACAACGGTATTAGAAGAAATATCAAGGAAGTAATTTACGTTTGCTTCTGCAACAAATCCAACGTCATTGTTATAGACCCACTTACGACCACCTGAACTAGAGAAGAAATTATCAATTCCAGCAACAGTTAACGTCTTGTTATTTTCAACCTTGAAGATAGTAGTACCACCTTGGTTAACAGTTAGGTCACCACCATTGACAGTTAAATCACCAGCGACAACCAAGTCACCACCGAAATCAGCCTGACCAGTGCCTGTTGCACTCAACTTACCAGTGATGGTAAGATCTCCCGAAGAATTATCGAAGAACAACTTCTTCGTACTCTTCGCACTATCCCAGATGGTAAAGTCACCACCCATAATATCTAGGTTACCATTAGCAGTATCAACTTCTAAAGTTGTACGTTCTGTAGTACCAGTAGCACCGCCGTTAGTGATAGTAAAGAATTCTTTACCTTCTACTACATTACCTCTAATCTTAAGTGTATTATTTGTAGTTAAAGTTCCTTGAGTTACAGTATTGCCACTAACGTCAATAGTAAATCTATCGAGACCAGTACCTTGCTTCAGACTTCCTCTGATTTCAGTATTACCAGAAGTAGAGAATACCTTGAATGTGGTCTCTGGATTAGTAGTTGATCCATCAGTAACAATAATAGATTGTACATCAGTGCTTACTCTTTCTTCAATCGAAACAATTTCATTGTCGGAAAGAATCAAGAAGTCATTAGTAGAAGGATCTCCACCAAATTTAGCAACACCGATGTTAACATCAGTAGATGCGTTAGAGATTCCAGCACCACCTGCATCTAGTTCACCATTGCCATCAAGGTCAACACCACTAATGAATGAGGCATTTAACTGAACATCAAATTTAGCGATCTCACAATTATCTGGGTGATCACTTCTTTCAGTTGTTCCAAGTTGAGCACGTTCAACCGCAAGTCTGTAACCAAGAGGATCAGCTGCGTTCGTAATGTTAGTTAAACCAACAACCTTCAGAAGTTCTGTATATTCCTCACCAATAGGAGATGCAGTTGTATCTTGAGTAGAGGTAAATGTACCATCACTAGCGTAGATACCTGCTTCTTCAGATCTCTTCAGGAATAGAATGTCACCAATCTTAAAGTCATTAATTGATGGTTTTGGTGTGATTGGTAAGATGTATACCTCACCAGCACTGCTAGTTCCATTGACTCTGAATGTCAGATCATCACCAGCAGCATTTCCTAACTTATCAGCAGTAACCGTGAGCAGATCATTGTCGTCATATCCAGAACCAGAGGAAACAATATCAATTGATGCTGATCCATTGGCGTCGATAGTAATATTAAACAGTGCTCCAGTTCCACCTCCTGTGGTGGTTACTGTTACGAAGGTATATGTTTGATTTGCTACCCAAGTAGAACTCGATGTAGGACTAATACCATCAATGTTAGTAATTTGTCCTCCAGAGAGACGATCTCCAGATCCACCCCAAGGACCAGTACCACCAGTATCAAGGAACTTACCTAGCTCTTGATACTCAAGATAATCAATATTTGGATTATCAAGAGAACCAACAACGTGTGAAACTGCTGTTGTGCCAAACTTACCTCTACCAACCTTGAGGATACTAGCATCAAGACCACCTTCAAGGATAATAGATCCTTTAGATGTCGTATTACCCTGAACAATCAGAGAGTTTCTAACTGTCGTGTTACCACCAAGACCAGCAATATTGACCGTTGCAGCATTTAGTCCGATTTGAACTTTAGTTGTTGCCTGACCATCAAACAGAGTTGCTGTTGCTGTTTGAGTAAACAAGCGAGCACTAGAGTTACCTGGGAAAGCAGAAATCTCTAATGTACCAGCAATTTTGGTCTGGTGTGTACCAATAGAAGTAATCGTGTTGGTGTTTGGATGACCACCACCAATAACTACTTCACAATTAGCAGCCTCTACATCGGTAACAGATGCGATATTTACAATAGCACTATTAGATCCCTTATGAACCTCGAAGGTTCCTGTGCCAGCATTAGCACCGATTCTTAATGTGTGTGAAGATGTATTAGAAACACTGTTACCAATGTTAATTACTTGATCAGCGGTTGTGTTATTACCAAGAGCGATAGATTCAGCACCACCAAGACCCAGGAAGAAGTTGACATTTTCGTCAAGGAGCTTGAATGTCTCTGCAGTAGAATTCAGATCTCCACCGTCAATGCTGATATCATCGGAGACCAGCATGTTTCCAGTGAATCTAGAATCACCAACTACAACGAAGTTTCTATCTAGTTCTCTATCAGCAGCAAGATCAATAGAAGTATTGATACCAACTCTACCACCTGTAATGTAAGTGGTTGTTCTATCAGCAAGGTCAACATCCGTAGTTGCGATACGGAAGGTAGCAATAGAATTGGGCGAATCACTTTCACCACCAACCAAGAAAGCATTAGTTACATCAAAGTAAGTCTTATTCTCTCCTGGTTCTGCTAGGTAGTTGTTAACATCAACAGCGCCAAGATTGTCATAAGAAACTAATGTTCTACCTGTAATGAATGTCGTACCAACAACATCCAAGTTAGCACGAGGTTCTGTTGCCTCGCTTGTAGATGCCGTAAAGACACCCTCTTTCGCCATTCTACCAACTGTGTTGATGCCTAGCTTGTAATCACCAGGAACTTCAGTATAAGTTCTTAAGGTT